CTTTTTTGCCATAATATAATATAATAATAATTAATAATTGTTATCTAGGATCAAAAGCACCTAAATTAAAACCTCCTCCTAGTATATCATTACCTGCAGACTCAAAGTTTTTAGGTGGTTTGTCACCTTTTCTTTGGTCTATAAGTTCACTTTGTTGAGAAGCTTGTATTCTAGTTCTTTCGTCTTTACGATCTTCTTTTTCTTTTTCTTTATTTTTTAGCGTTTTATCATCAACACCTTTAAGCTGCATATTCATTTGAAACTCTAATTGCATTAATTCTTTTTTGTGCTCAACTTCTTGCATCATACGTTGAGATTCTAGTTCAGCTTTAACTTGAGCTAACTGAGCGTCGTTAGCGTTAATAACTTGATTTTTTTGTACTTCGGCTTGAGCAGCAACCTGTTGAGCTTGTGCGTTTGCCTCTGCTTGGGCTTGTATATTTTCTTTAGATATTTGTTGATCTCTAGCTATTTTCTTTTTTCTACGTATTTTTAATAGTTGATTTGCTAGCTTTAAATTTTTAATTTCTCTAATATCTATAGCATCTTCAAGATCTATACTTTGCTGTGACAAAGCAACTTGTATGTTATTTTCTAATAACATTTTTTCTTCTTCGTCCGGTTGTAACTCTATAAATATACCAAAATCGTATAAGTAAAGTTCTTTTAATTCTTCAAGCGTAGCAACATTATGAGCACCTATAGCATGTATAAAAGCATCTCTTGTTGGTGAGTACTCTATAATATCAGATATTCTAAGTGATAATTTTTCTGCTATTTCAGCAGTTAAAAACAAACCTGATTGTAATATATGTCTTGTAGCAGTGTTACTGTTTGCTGCAGCTAATTTTTGCACTCCAACTAAAGCATTTTTGTCTGGCGTACTACCATCTCTAGCTTCGTTAAGTCCGGTAGTATCTCTAATCATCTGCATGTAATAGTTGTAATTACCTATTAAAGCTTGTATTTTGTTACCACCACTACCACTTGTTATTTCTTGTATTGGCACTTTACCAGCATTAATATCACCATCACCAGTGTAAGATCTACCAATTACAGAACCTGTTTGGAAGAACATATTTAAAGCTTCTTGAGGGTTATAGTTTGTACCATTACCTAAATCAACTTCAGCTAAGCCATCAGCGTCTAAATAAACACCATCTGGTACCATACGCGACAATACTTGTTGCAATTTTAAATGAGTAAGCTGTATCATATCAGCAAAACCAGTTATACGTCTTACTAAACTTTCTATTTTACCCTTATACATACGCGGTGCTACAATAGAGTAATTCATTTTTACTTTATTAAAATCGCTTTTAGGTCTTAACATGTTTTTAGAAATCTCCCACTTTAATAATTTATTAGTACCTAATATTAAAGCACCTTCATATAAAACTTCAATTGTTCTTTGTAGTCTTGTAAATTCACCTTCTTTACCAACAGGTGGGTTAAAAGTATCATCTTTTTCTATTGCTTTATCTGCTCCACTACCAACTTGTTTTACCTTATAAACCTCGTTCATATATGTTTTATAATTAAAGTATAAAACTTGAACTTTATTATTGTCTATTTCTCTATATTGTGTTGAGCCTTGATTATAATTAGTTTGATGATTTTTATTTTTAACTATATCTTCTAAATCTTCTTCAGTTAAAAAAGGAAATTGTTTAGCTAATTCATTTATAGGTATTTTTTTAACTTCACCAACATAATACAAATCATCAAAATAAGGTGATTCTGTATAAGAATATACCAAGTCTGCTGGATCAACGTATTCAACAGTAGCACCTTCAGAAGTATTAAAGTTAGTTTTAACAGCGCCTATTCCTAAAACTGTTAAATCATAATAAAACCTTTTTTTAATTAAATCGTAGTTACTACCTTTCATTAAAGCACCTAAAGCTTGTTCCTCTGCTAACTCAATAGATTGTTTGTAAGTTAGCTGCATGTGTAAAGCTAAGTCTTCTTTACTTTCAGGTAATTCTTTTATATTTGATTTTCTAGTATTTATACCAAACTGTGAACTATTAAAATCATGAAGCTCTTGTGTGTTCATGTCTGAAAGAACATCTTGCATGTATTGTGTTCTTTTCTGTACACTATAAGGGTCTTGCGAATAAGCTTTTATATCATACATACGTTCAGCTATACCGTTTACAACTATGTCTACAAATTTAGGTATAATAGGTACTGGTGTCCAATCTAAATTAAGATAAGATAAATCACCGTTTATAGACAATTCATCTTTATATTTTTTCACAGACTGCTCTCCTCTAGCGTATAATCTAAGATTGTGATAATTGTTTTTATTAGTAGTATATCGTGTTTGATTATAATCATTGTAAAACCACTCTGATTCTATTGCTTTAGCAACTTTCAAACCGTAATCGTAACTAATCTTTTCTGCATCACTTACTACTTGACTAGGAAAATAACTTTTTATAACAGACTCTGCCATATTTATTTTATTATTTTAGAATTATAACCAGTATTTTTGTACTTAGCTATGTTTATGTTTATTTTTTGTTTTTCTACTTTAGCGTTTGGCCTATATAAATGCCTGTTGTTAGCCATTATAGCTAAGCCAGAGCTTATAGATGCATCATGCTTTGTTCTTTTGTTTATATCAAATTTAGCCCAGTCATTTAACAGCTCGTTAAAATAACAGTCGCCAAATGACCCGTCTTGTTGCATACCAACGTGGTCTTGTATATACATTTCAATTGCAGCAGCATGAGCTTGTTTTATGTCTTCGCTTGAGTTTGGTATTCCACCAACTTCTTTTTCAGCTGTAGATAATTTATTCCATATCTTATCTGGCCTATTCATACTATAACCTCTGTAACCTCTACGTCTTAAATAATACAATAGACGAGGTTTATTGTTCTCTGCAAGTAAAGGCATCCCATAAAATACTAATGCCATTAGAACGTCTTCAAAGAATATCTCTGCGGTTTGTGGTCTAGCTAAATACTCTAAAAAAAATGTATTAGCCGGTGCGTCTTCCATGCTAAACTTAGTTAGCCCGTGTAAAGCGCCTTTAGAACCTACACCATCTACAGTTCCTGATATATCGTAGCTGTCACAACCAAAAGCACCCATGTGCTCGTTGCCAGGCCATTTAACACCGTTTTTAATTACAACCTTGTTTTGTATGTTTGATGGTGGTACCCAACTTACTTTAAATCTACCTTTAGGGTCTGGGTAAAATATTACTGTTGAATCTTTAACGCCATTAACCCATTGAAAATTACCTTTAGTAATACCTAATGTTCTAGACATTTCTTCGTTGTAATCTATTTGCTCGTACAGTTTAACTAAGTTAAATATACTGTTCTTAGTCTCATCTCTAAAAGCGTGCTCGGTAGTTCTTGGAAACTGCCTGTAAAATTCGTTTAGTGCATCTTGATCACCTTTTAAACCGTCAGCTTCATTTTGCCAGCTGTCTACAACTCCTATATCTATTAATTCCCCATGTGGATCGAAGACTTCATGATCCGGAGTATCGAAGACTGGGCTTCCGTGCTCATCAATAAATCCTTCGTAGTTCCACTCCATTGGGATAAAAAGAGAATATAGCCCAGACGCTGTCTGTCCATTTCTGTTTCGCTTAGTAACGTCTGATGCATTATATAATTTTTTAAAGTTTTCTCCACCTTTGTCTAATGAATTTGATGTTGAGCCCATCATACATTTACCTATAATCCTACTACCTAATCGTAAACATGTTTTTGTAACTCGCCAGTTGTTTAATATATTATCAGGTCTTTCCCACTTACCACTTTCATCATGTACTAAAAGCTTTAATTTTTCACCGTCATAACTATTATCACCTGTATTCTTCCAGTCTATAGTTGTATCTAGTCCTTCTAAGTCTTCTAGCTTTTCGTTTGTTGTAATTTTCTTTCTAGTGAATTTAGAAGCTGGAACTCTATATGCAAGCTCGGATTTTGGCCTATCCATACCGTCTTGAATAGGACTAAAAAAGAAAGGATAATTAATCGATATAGGTACAACTTTGTCAGTAAACATTTTCTTTGCATCAGCACCTGTTTTAGATAATATACCAAACCTTGCATCACTTGATATTGTAGCTTGGTTAACTGTTTCAGCTGATGACATAAAAGAAAAACCAGATCGTCTGTTTTTAAGGTAGCACATACCATAACATCGTTTATCCGCTTTACATGCTTCCCAGAATATATAGAATAATCTGTTTGCTTCTCTGAAGTCTGGCGCGCCTACATCTATTTTACTCCATTGTAGATACATATAGTGTGTACCTGTTATATATGTTGGTGTGCCTTTGTTGTTAAACCAAAAACCTTGCTCTCTACGTTTAAACTCTTCATCTATGTAATCAAACCAGTCAGCTTTTTTTTCTTCAGCATAAGCTCTCCAGTCAAATATGTTTTTAAGCCTACCTAGTTCTTTTGGATATTCAAACTGTTTCCACTTTTTTTCTTTGTTGCTATACACACTGCGCTCTTTCGGTAATGCTATCTGAAAGTTTTGTATTTCGTATATCTCACCTATCTCGCCAGTCTTAGATATAACTACAAGATCGTGTTCTTTGTTATAACCGTACTTCCACTTCTTACCTTTATTAAGTCTGCTTATAGTAGTTTTTTTTATAGGTTCTACTATTTTAAGTAAATTCTGCTCGTACATTACTTTGACCTACCTTCTGCAAAACCTTTAAATACTTTAACCTCGGTTTTAGTTTCTTTACCTTCTAGTATGTTTTCTTCCTCTTGTATTCTATTTAATATTTCAAACGCATCAAATAT